AGTTAGACCTGTTCCAGCGGGTTGTCCGATTGCTTCAATAACAATTGAAGTTGAATCGGGTATTGAAGTCACTCTATACTCTGTATTGTGACCTGCGAACTTAACAATGTCTCTTACAAAGAATACTGCAGACGAAGTCACTGAAATAGTTGTCTGTCCTGCTGATTCTTGTGAAGATGTTGTAGTCACTGTATCGTTGAAATATGCATCTGATGACGCACATACTGAAACTTTTAATGAATTACCTAATGAACCAGCATATTTTGAAATCCAATTACCTACTGTTCCGTTTTGTGAACCGTCTTGGTAAGTAGATACATACTCATCATTATTTTTTAGTAATGCAGTTCCACTTGATGCGTTTGCATTGTTTAGAGATGTAGAATTGATTCTCACTACTCTTAGTGAAGAACCATATTTAAGGAATGCTTCTGCTGAATAGAAGTCTTCTGCTCCAGCATCAGTATTGGCTGGTTGATAAAATTTATCGACTAGACCCTTTGCATCTGAAACTGTTATAACTTCATCAACAGGGCCCCATTGGAAATGTCCAGCAAATGCACCTGTAGTTGATGAAACGGCTGGAACAACATTTGTCAGGTCTACCTCTTTTACCTGAACGCCTGGTGATACTTGAAATGCCATACTTTTACTCCTGTTAATGTTAAAAGTTGTTTACTGTTTTATTTATAACTTTATAAAACTCAACAAACTATAATTTCAATGGAACGTCCATTGATTTATGATACCATCGGTCTCCTTCACTATCTACAAAGGTTTCTTGTTGATTTCCTCCATCAAAAATCCCAGGCGGTAGTAAATCGTCCTCAATTAGTTTCTGTTGTTCTGAATACAATAAATCCTTAACAGCTGTATCTGTTAAGTGAACAAAGTATTCAGTTGTCACAAACCAACTAAACAATACCAAATTCATGACCATATCGTCATTATATCCTCTATCTGCTTCCCAACTATTACCTTTATGCACAAAAGTCATTAATTCTGTAATAGTGTGTCTGTCATTCAGAATAAGTCTATTCTCTTCCAATAATTCTTTCAGTGTAGAACAACCGATACGTTTAATCTTACGGGACATAGTGACTCCTATGTCTTCAGCTTTTAATTGTCCTTGGACAAAAACATTCGGATATTCTATGTCATAGTGCAATTGATTTGCAACTGTTCCACCTTCTGCGTTATTTTCAATGATAACAACTGGTTCATTGTAATGTCTTACATACTTATTTATAATATCGGGAAAGAGAAGAGGTGACACCATATTGTCCCTATATGTGCATACTTGTTTGAATGGACTTGTAGTCACGTCTATAATTGTAAATGTTGAGTAGTCCATACCTCTACCTTTGGATACGTCAACCGTGCAGACATATCTATGACCTTCAATTGGTTTTTCATATAGAAAAAGGTTGTCTTTATTCCAGTCGGGGTCTAATGCTCTCATACCCAATAGTGTATTACTATTGATAAGTGTATTACCAGTTCCTAAGAATGAGTTTCCATACTCTTGTTCAAATTGTGCTTCTGAAGTGTTTGCAATTGTTTCTTTCTTCCACTCTTCGTCTCTGCCAGGCACGTCATACCAGTTTATTAAGAATGATTTGTATTCTGATTGGTTATGAACTGCACTTTCATATATCTTATGGAACATATTACCTACACCGTTTGCAGTAGAAGTAATAATAACCTTTGAATCTTTACCCGAGGTCACAACGGGATATGTTGCAGTATAGAATGTTTCTGCATCGTCTACGAATGCAAACTCGTCAAGATACAATAAGTTGATTGACATACCACGAATTGAACTTGAAGAAGTTGCAGCTGCGACGACTTTACTATCATTTGCAAATTCTATTGACCCTTTGTTGAGAATCTTAACCCCAGGCTGTAAGAAGAATGGAACAGACTCTAACATGGTCACGACACGTGCAATCATTTCCCTTGCAATTGCACCTTTGTTAGCAAGAACTGCTACAGTGACTTCGGGTTTAAATAATAGAAACCACAATAGATATGCACAAGAAGTAATTGATTTACCACTCTGTCTACTTGCAAGAACGACACTAAATCTATTCTCGTCATAGTGATTGATTAGGTTTTCTTGATATCCACGAAGTGTGAAAGGAACCATACCTTCGTCTAGTGATATAATTTGTGTATAATTTTCAATGAAGTGTGTAGGGTTTTCAGAACACTTCAAGTATTCTGTCATTTCTTTATCGGTATACTGGGTTTCGATTCCAGCCCTCTTAATCAAATTGTTGCCAAGATAGCCAGAATTTTTATTATCTGTCATTATTCTTTTCTTTCTTCAAAAACTTTTGTAGTTCTGAAGTAGAACCAACGTATAGGTGATTTTCGACTTTACCTATTCTTTGTTCGTCTTCCTTTTCTAAATCTTTTAATTTCCTTTGAACGTCAATGAGTTTCTCTGCAGTATCGGCTACAGTCTTTATTAACTGTCCTGCGACCTCATATGCACGTGGGTGTTCGGTTTCTTTGGATAGTTCTAATATACCTTCAATTGCATCTTGACCACGTTCTACGAGGTTATAGAGGTTTTCTCTTGCATATTTGTAGTCCGTATCGATATTCTCTATCCTTGACGGAACTTTGACTACCTTGGTTTCTTTTTTAATATCAGAATTGATATCTAATAAAGAATCTAACTTTTCATCTACTGTTTCTTTTGTCATAATTAACTGTCATCGGTTTCACTAAAACTTTCTTTAGAACCGTCATCATAAAATGTCACTGTTTCTGCAACTACGAAAGTGTCGTTAGGTTGAACAGAACCAACAAATTTAAGTGTTGTTTTATCACTAAGTGTCACATTTGAACTTAGATTTAATGATAATTTATCACTTGCAATTGACAAAACTGTTGGATTTGTTGATAAGTTTGTTCCAAACACTTCGTCTCCTACACTTATACTATTATTTATTGCAGTTGGGAAGGTCACTTCTGCTGAATTAGACACTGCATTTGATTTCTCTCCAAACGCAGGTTCATAGTGTTTAACCTCTTTGACCAATCCACTTTCATTAATTTGTGAAGTTGTGAACTGTCCCGAAATATCTGAATTGATATATTCTCTTTCAACAACATTTTTAATAACACTTCCAGTGTAAACAGGGCCGAAGAAGTAAATTTTCATAGAAAAATCTAGTGTATACTCTATAACTCGTCTTTCTTCAAAAGAACCTTCATAAGTATCTTCTAGTGCAACACTGTTTAATGTGATTGGAACGTCTCTAGTATCAGACATATCGTCAATCATTTTCATAGTGACTGTATATTCGGGTTGGAAATATGGTAATATCTGTTCTACAATCTGTAATGCATCAGACATGTTCTTTGCAAGAACACTTAGTGTAAAGTTTAGATTATATGGTGCTGGATTATATTGATATGAACGATTAGTTCCGTCTGTTTCTAAACTTGATTTAGAATGACGTATTAATTTGTTCTGTTGTCTTGTAGGGTCATATTCAAATCCCGTCAATTCAAATGCCATTCTTGGTAAGTTGATTGAAGTGACGTTTAAATCCCTCTCTTTTGCATCTTCTGTAAGTCTTGCAAGGAACTTTTGTTTAGGGCCGTATGAAATAGGAACTAGATTTCTTGTTAAAACCGTTCCGTCTTCTTTGATTTTTTTAGTATAGATATTGTTGAATAGTGTTCCAAATATCGATACAGACCTTTTGATAGTCTCATTGTAAAAATATGTTCCAAACATTAAGGTTCTCCAAACGGATTCGTTTCACTAAAGTCTAGATAATTATTATCCTTATCTTCGAAATCTTTATTTTGTGCAACACTTCCTTCCATAGTCATTACGTCAATAATATTTGTAATAGTTCTTGTTGCACCCGAAGTTGCACCAATAAGTCTGTCTCCTTGTGCAAGTGTAGTAATATTGTCTTTAATAATGAGTTCTCTGTTTGAACCCCTGAAGTTTATAACCTCACCTACTACAACACTATCCAATGTGACATTTTCATTTGCAACATAACTTCCTGAATCACCTTCACCTTTTGACATAGTCATAGAAATTGTGTATGCTCTATCTTGTTCAACCAAGTCTGCATTTGTTCCAGTATCGAAGTCTTCTCCACTGTATTCGAACAATGAACAACGCATTTTGAATACAAATAGTTTTCCTAACTGGAAGAAAGGGTTTTGGTCTTCTACGAATCTTATTTCAAACATAGAACCTGAAAGTGGAAAATAAATTAAGTCCCCTTCGTTTGGTCTAAGTGAAGTTGCAAGGTTAGAATCTAGTGATATGAATCTCTCCCATGTTCTTAAAGATATAACAAAGGTTGCTTCTTCAGCAATTTGAACACCGAACTTAGACATGAGGTCACCCTCACCTTCAAATCCACCAGCTGGATTTTCCAAATACATTTCTACAGAATATGCATCACCGAAACGTGATTGAACATCTTCTGTTAAAATTGTGTCTTCTTCTACTACTTCTCTCGGTAGATAAAAAACATCATGACCATAAAATCTTAATGATTCAACAACTAAATCTTCGTAAAGGTGTTGTTCAGTAGAGACTGCATGGTTAAAAAATACATTTGTAGGCATAATATTAACCCATCATATCCATGACTGGCATTTCAAAATTCAGTCGGGATTCTTCTTCTAATCTTGTTATCTCGTCTTGTGCTTCTTGTTTCATTGCAGAACCGTCTAGTGTTATACCGCCAGGCAGTTCAACTCCTTGGAATTTGGAAAGGTTTTCACCCCACTGATACTTGACCAATGCAGTTGCATATTTTTTCAACCACATATCATTATAGATATCAGTCATGTCTGTAGGGTCTAATTTTCTATAACATTCAATAATGATATACTCCCCAGCACTTAATTTACTTGCACTGTAGTCCATGTAGAGTCTGTTAGAGTGCATATTGTATCTAATAGGTATCTGACCCACTAAGATATCATTTAAAAGTGATAAATGCGATTGAACTTGTGAGTAATATAAAACACTTGTTGAAGTCAAATCATACAAGTCATTTAATCTTAATTGATATTGAATATCAAACATACTTGAAGTCTGACCCGAATTGAAAGGGAAAATATTAATTACACTTAACACATGTTCGGGTAGTGTAATATAGTTTTGACCTTCACCATAAGTTTGTCCTGAGATTGCTTGTGTTCCAGTTGTAGCTGCATTATGTGTTTCATTCGTTTTAAATGAATCAATCTCTTGTTGTGTAATTTGGTGTTTAAGGTATGTTTTTATAGAACCATCGTAATGATATTCACGGAAATATTGAAGTGCCTCGTCCATTCTGTCATCAAATTGGTCATCGTCCACATTGATTTCTAAAACTGGAGCTCCAAGTTTTCTCTTTATATACTCTTTAAAGGTTGCTTTTGAATTTGGTTCTGCCATAGTAGTTTCCTGTTATACTACTATTTATAACGGATTTAATCTTGGAAATAAGTTTTAGTTTGTATTCTATCTAATTTTTCGTCTATCTTAGATATAGAATCTAAAATTCTTTGGAAATCTGCTTCGATTTGTTCTCGTGTTGCATAGTCACGTGCAATCTCTTCACGTGTTTTGTTGACTAATATATCGAGTCTTTTTTGTTCAGATAGTATAGTTCTAACCAATAAACCTATAGGCATTAGTATGAATGTTAAGATAACATTCCATATGATATGAGCGTCGATTACAATTTCCATACGAATATTTATGAAATCGTGTCTTTTATTCAGAAAGTTTGTGTATAAGTTTTCCGTTATTATCTACATCAAAACAAAGCTCATCGGGGTGGAATCCTTGAGGGTCACCATGTCTTCCTTCGGGTGAATGGTTAAGATATTTAACATTCATATTAAATGATATACTATATCTATCTTTATTTGTAGAGTTTGGTTCTACCATATGCATTAATGCACTTGGGAAAAGAAACAGTGTTCCAGTTGTCGGTCTTAGAGTCCAATTTTGTCTATCTCTAGGATTATGTGGAAAATCTGCAACAACCTTCGGTGCAGTGTCGATTGCAACAAAATTACCTTCGTCTCCGTCTGCCTTTATGTATAAAACTCCACTATACCAACAACCATTATGTAAATGTGGTGTATTCCAAGCTGTGTTATCATTAATGTTTGCCCATGAATTACCCATAATTAGTTGAAGTTGATTTGGACTATGACCAGTATAACTCAATAATTCTTCATTGAATACACCTTGGATTGACCTCATACATTTAGTAAATATTGGACTTGATTCACAACCGTCATTTGATTGCCAACCAGTATATTGATTTGAAATCTTTCTACCACTTGGGTCTTTCTTTCTCATAGAATCCATTTCTTTGACCAACATATCAAAGTAATCTTCTGTTAGTGTTCCGTCTTCTATGAGATTTCTCTCTATACACATATATGGGAATAAAAATCTAATCATCTAAGTCTAACTCCAGTTGTATCTCGGGTGAATCCTCACTCACATGATAAGGACATTCGGGTGGTGGATTCTCCTGTTTATATAGTTTACCTTTTTGTGCATGTAATTTACCAACCCTATACCCACCTAATTTATTGTCTTCTTGTCTTGCCTTTTGACTAGTTTCAGGCTGTCTTGCAAATTCTTCCATAGAAGGATTACCAGTATGTGAAGTTATTTGACTTGAGTTTTCTCTCCAAGTTTCTTGATTGTATGCAAGATATGTTGCCTGCCATTCTTCTCTTTTATATGGAATGACTTGAACTAACGGTGTTCCTGCTGGTATAATAAATGAATGTCCTACACGAGGGTAAAATATAATTTGTGCATTATCATAATTTGTGTTAAACTTATCTGTATCAATAATACCCTGCCATGTTGCAAAGAATTTGTTTTGAAATAGAAATGGGTCGAGATATAAGGTTGAATAACCTTCGGGGGTTGTTATGTTCCAAGGATTTCTCATTTTAAATGCACCCCTTACTGGTGCTTCTTCATCATGAATATATTGAAATGCATAATCCATTTGATTTTGAGGGTGACTAGGTGATGCAAAAGACTTGTCTCCTTTATCTCCATACTCATTTGCATTAACATGAATTTCATTTTCATCATCAGTTAATGTTCCATTTTTTATAAACATGTCTCTATTAGATACAAGATACCAACCACTCTTCAACCAATCGTCCATAGCAGGACAAGAACGAATACCAGCACCCCTATGACCTCTATTGTATTCAAAAAAATGCATACTATTCCACCATTCAGGCTTAATACTTTTTGCAAGAACTGGTTTAAAGTCTCTTACTGTTTCTTCTTTAAATGTTGAAAATTCTATAGTTGGCATGGTTAAAAAAACTCTCTTTTATCTTTCACCAATCTAATTTCGTCTCCCCGAATAACAATTGATTTTCTAGACATATATCTTGCTTCGGGTGTTGGTGCATCTGCACCGTGTGGTGTTCTTCCATCAAACATAACAAGTCTATTAGGTTTAAATTCTATCTCTGCAATTTGGTGATTCTTTATATGATTATCTCTTCCATGTAATCCTTGTTGCATTTCGTCATAGATTCTCAAAGGGCCTCCCCAATGTTTCTCCCAAAACTTATTGGTATAATATAAAAATGATAAATTCCATTCGTCATTAACGTCACAATCTGCATGTGTTGTTCCATGTAATCCTTGTGTTTGTGAATTCAATCCCATATATTGAAATCTTTCCCACTTAAAACCAAAGTCCATTTGTAATTTTGAATTTAACCACTCTGCAACACACTTTACACCCAACCAGTCATAAAGTTCATGATATGCATGAGGATAACTATCTCTGTTTATCAAAGTTGCACCCCAAAGTTCATGATGTGGTAGACCTGTTTTCATGTCTCCTTTAACTAAATTAGTTTTAGACCATATGTTTGCAGTATGTAAAGTTGTGTCTACCCAATGGTGAATTTCACTAGAAAGATAGTTATCAATAATATGAATATCTTTTAAAGGATATTCAATATCATTTAAGTCAAAGGACTCATCATGATAAATGAGTTCCATACTAATTAAACCGCTTGTAGTGTTGTAGAATCGGGTGGATTATTAGGTGAAGGAAATGCTTGTGCATAGTCTTCAAAAGACTTTAAAGTATCTTCTCTAGTTTGATTAATCTCAGCTGAAACTTGAGAATATACTCTCCAACATGTATCTGCAAATTCTAATACTCTTCTTGCATTTGCACGATATGGGTGATTAGAACCTTCTCTTCCAGCATACACTGATTCAAACAAAGATGGGAAATCATATTGATTTGCAACTTTCTCAATGTTAACGTAAACCATTTCTTCTAATTTACGAATGTATTGAGTGTTCAAATTATAACCTAAAGGTGGTTCCGAGTTTTCTATGTATCTTTCAATCTCTCCCTTTTCCTCATCAGTAAGTGCAACCTTATCTTGGTCATTAAAGTCTAAGTCTTCTTTCCATTCAAGAATTTTTACTTCTATATCGTCATAGACCAATACGTCAAAGTCAAAACCCAATTCGGGTCTATCGACATTCTCAAAATCATATTGTAAACCATTTGGTTTTCTAACTATTAGTTTACTTTCTTCTGTATATATTAATGCGTTCATATTCTATATTATACCTCAATTTTATAAAAATTACTAGTAGGTTTTTGCAACAACCCAATCATCTAAATTATTTATGTGTGAATAATCCATACCTTTTATCCAAGGGCCTCCCCTAGTGTAATGTATACCAGTGTAATCCCACTTTTCATCGGGGTTATCATATCCTTCAGTAAAGATATATTTTTCGGGGATTGGACTTATCTTATCAGTCCATTCGAATTGGTGTAATTGAGCACCAGTCCAAGTGTTGACAACTTCGGGTGTTAACTTTTTACAGTCTTCATGTCCATTATTAAATACCATAAGACTTGACCAAAGTTTACAAGGATAATCTATATTAACCTCTCCATTAAATTTCTGTTCGTCATGTTTAATTTGTGGATACTTGATACATGCAACTGCATCGTCCATATTCAGATAATAGAATAATGGTAGAATCGGTTTTCTCCATATGAAGTCATTATCAATAAAGATACTGAATCCTTCATAATTTTCTAAATGTGGAATTAGGAATCTACTGTATGTAAATTCAGTAGATTGATTTGCATATTCTCTATTATAATCGGGAAGTTTAGAAATGTCAAGAAATTTAATTTCGGGTTCCCATCTACATTCTTCCATTAAATGACCATTTCCCATATTAAGTTTTTTTAATAATGATTTCTTATTAACTTCATGTAAGTCACCATGATTTGAATCATAACCTATGTAAATGTTTATTGGTTTTCCTTTAGACTGTAAATGAACTCTCTTATTGAAATCATAAACTTCTTGTCTAAAGTTTAAATCCATTAATTGGTGTTGATATTCAATTGTCCCATTAACAAAGGTGACCGTCATATTTTTAAATCCTTCGGGAACACCTCTTGCAGTGCATTTATCATTCCAATACTGTATTGCTTCATCACAAGTCAATGGTTCGCCAGGTAATATATCAAATGCATCAGTCGTAAATACTTCAAAATTTGGGTCTTCTAATTCTTCATACACCTTTGACCTTATTGAGCCTGGGTGAATTCTAAAACCGTATCTATCTCCTGCTCTGAATACCATTCCTTGTATGGGGTGTCTTAAACCCTCTTCTTGTATACTTTGAACTAACCAATGTGCCTTTGCACTATGATAATACATTGAATTCAAAGAAGTTTCAGTATGGTCTGTAATTTTTGTATCGGGGTGAAACTCAACATAGTCTTTTATTTGTGCAAACTCGGGTTCTCCGTTTATAGTTTTTGCACTATCCATCATGCCTGGATTTTTGCCTGGCCTCTCTTTACAAGTGTAAAGGTGGGGTAAGAATTTATGATAATGAACTGACTCAATACTTGCACCCATAAAAGTCAACCATTTTTTACTTTTACGAAGTTCAAGCATATCTCCCCACTTAATAACTTTAGTCGGTGGTGATATTTCCTCAAAGACATATTTAAAGGATTTGTATTGTTCACTGTCCTTATCAATATTATCTAAGTCTTTAAAATTACCTAAGTGCCATGCACCCAAAGAGTATTGTTCTTCTGTTGTTAATGTATGATAATCTATAGGTCTTATCTTTGCACGCGTTTCTTCTAATGTATATAAGTATTCCATGCATATATTTAGGACATAAAAAAAGGACTCGAAAGTCCTTTTTTAAGAATGTTAGTTTCCTTAAATCAAACTATGATCTCGTTCTTGTCAGGTAATCCAAATGGTGGCACATATCCACCAAATGCTTGGAAGAAGTAGATTTGTGGTTGTCTAGCATCGTATATAAATGGATTCCTTGCACTGGCAGATGTTCTAGCATTAGCAATATATGGAACTCTGTATGTAAATGGGTTCCTTGCACTGTTAGGTTGTCTAGCATTAGCAATATATGGAACACGATATGTAAACGGTGACCTAAATGCTACTGGTTGTCTAGCATTAGCAGGATATCTAGCACTATATGTAAATGGATTCTGTGCATTACTAGGACTCTGAGCATTCGCAGGATATCTAGCGTCATATGTAAAAGGATTCTGAGCACTTCTTATATTAGGTTCTTGTGCATTTACTGGATTTCTGTATGTATATGGTGACCTATGACTATACGTTGACGGTTGTCTTGCATTACTTGGGTTTCTATATGTAAACGGTGACCTATGACTATACGTTGACGGTTGTCTTGCATTCGCAATATAAGGTGTTTGTGCATTCGCAATATATGGTGTTTGTGCATTCCTAATATTAGGTTCTTGTCCATTTGCAATATATGGTGTTTGTGAATTTGCAATATATGGTGTTTGTGCGTTTGCAATATAAGGATAAGGAATTTGAGTTAATTCTTGTCCTGATGCATTATTCCACCCTGTAGGTGTTTTAATATAAATTTGGTCAACTGCATTCCAACCTGCTGGGCTTTTTACCCATGCACCCTGTGTTGCATTCCAACCTGTAGGTGTTTTGACTTTTTGTGAACCTGATGCCATTATATTATTCCTATGTTATTGGTTGTGCAGGCCACTGTTGTGATACTACACCGTCCCATCTATTTTCGGGTGTTTGACCTTGTCTTGCATATGTTGAAGGTTGTCTATTACTATATGTTCCAGGCTGTTGGTTTACATATGTAAACGGTGACCTATGACTATACGTTGACGGTTGTCTATGACTATACGTTGACGGTTGTCTATTACTGTAAGTAAATGGTGTTTGCGCATTTCTAATATTAGGTTCTTGTCCATTTACAGGGTTCTGATAAGTAAATGGTGTTTGTCTATTCCTTATATTAGGTTCTTGTGCATTTACTGGATTTCTGTATGTATATGGTGACCTATAGTTGTATGTATACGGTTGTCTTGCGTTTGCACGATATGGAA